TTACCGGGCTGCGGCAACGCCGAGAATCAGGCCGGATGCGACGCTCAGCAGGAGATAGGTGTTGTCGACCTTCACCCACTGCTGGCCGCGGCCGGGCTTGCGCAGGCCGTGGCGGTGATAATCACGCACGGGCGGACGGCGCTTCCAATCCGAATAGCGCTGGCCCTTGCTCCAATGGGGCCGCTTCTTGTTGTAATCGTTCTTCTTCCAGGAGGAAGAATATCCGGGCTTGCGATCATGGCCATGCTGCTGGGCCTGTGCCATGGGTGCCACGGCAAAGGACAGGGCGACGGCGGCGAGCAGCGTGCGGGTGAAGAGCTTCATGTGGTGGTTCCTCGTTGTCGATGAGGACACCCTATTGCGGACGGGATGAACGAAAACTGAATGAGAACATTACATTCCTGTAAGGAAAACAATATATTAGATTGGTCTTTTTAATGCGCTGCATCGACTATGTCGGCGCGGGTAGGGTGGTGACGCCCTGTTGCGCCGGATGGAAGGGCGGCCGTAACGAAAAAAGGATGGCAATCGCAGCGAAGCCCCTTGCGCCCTTTCTCAATTCGTTCTAAACGCCCGGCACCACTCGCTTTATAGCAAACGGACGGCCTCGTGGCGGAGTGGTTACGCAGAGGACTGCAAATCCAAACAGGATTGAATGATTTCAACGGCGCTTCCGAAAAAGCGGGGCGTTTCTAGTCTTTTTTCGCCGTTTTTGGCTCATTGATTTTGCTGATATTTTCCGCGCTTTCGGAAATCCCCATGCGCTTTTTCGTGGCCTCCAGGACCCGCAATTCGGTCTCTTTCGCATAGCCACGATAGGCCGTCCCGGTGCGGTGCTTCGACAGCGCTCGCCCTTGGCCTTCGGTCAGGCCCCTCTCTTCCAACTCAGTCATCCCCCCATGCCTCGCCTTATCGAGGGTGAACCCAGCGACGGGCTTACCTTTTTCGGCCAGCCGGTCAGCGATGTCCTTCACGTCCTGCGACAGGCGGGTGCCGTCTCCGAACAGTTTCCCACTCTTCTGGCACACGATCGAAAGCCCATATCTCGGAACCTTCGCCAGAATGGCCTCCGCTTCGGCATACAGCGCGATAACGTCGCCATCCTCCCCGACATACTCCAAGGGGTGCTCCGCACGCTCTGCCGTCTTCCTGTGGCCGATTATGATCTTGTCGGGGGCACTCTCGCCGCGATAACCGCCCCATGAGGCGTATCCGGCTCCGATCGAGGAGGGGCGCATCAGCCACTCGAAAGCCAGTACGGCAGCTGCGGCAAGCTCCGGCCGGCCGAGAGCAATAGCGCCTTCAGCGAAAGCATACGTGGTCTCTCGATCGGCGTAGCCCTTCACCGCCTTCGTGCGGCGCTTGACCGTGACGCCCTCCCATGGGTTCGGCGTATCCTGGCGGAACAGATCGGGATGGTGGGGACGCATGCGCTTCCACATCGCCTTGCAGTAGGTGACAACCTTCTCCGCCGTGCGCGCCGCCGACTTGTCCACAAAGGCCTTATAGATCTTCTCTGCCGTGCTCACCCCAACGTTGGATATCTTCATATCCCCGACGCGGAAGTCACCGCCGGTCATCTCGCGCTTGATGGTTTCGTCACAGACGCGAGAGAACACTCGCACGTAGTCGGGCCGGCTGAACTCCCCGACGCGCTCGAGAAAGCTATCGTGCTTGAGGTATGCGTTCACCAACCACTCAATCGTGCCGTATCTGGATAGGTCGACCGGCTGGTCCATCGGTGAGCGCTCAGCGCGCCATCCGTCCAGCCGCTCGTTCCACACCGCGGCGGCCGCATTGAGTTCTGCTTGGGGGAGGTCGTGGCCGAGCGTAACAGACGCGAACGGCGCCCCGACCTTCTTGAAGGCCGTCGGGCAGGACCAGAAGAACGTGAGGGTTCCATCCTTCTTGCGCTTGTAGGTGACATAGCGCGGCATTGTCATGGGCACCATCAGAACACCTCCAGGTCTCCGCCTGCGAGTTCTGGGGCGATGATCCTGTCCAGATCCACTTTTCGCCACGCCCTGAATTTCCCCTTGCCGGTGCCAGTGTCGATGAACGGTCGCGGCCATACCGTGCCGACGCGAGACATGAATGCCTCGACGGTCTTCTCTCCGGCATAAGCTGCAGCGAGTTCATCGCGCAGGACAGCAGGCCAGCAACCGGCAGGGATGACAGCGTGCTTGCTCATCTTTCCCCGATATCCCCATTGTTCTGCACATCGGAGCGCTTGTTCTTCATAAGCGCGTTCCGGCTCGTGACCATCGTGTAGCCGTCGGCGAACCGGACGGCGCACGAATTCATCGTGCCTCGCGCCGTGACCTCGCAGGGCTGGCCTTTCCGGTCCTGGCGATTCCAGCGATAGATGTACGGAAGGGCCGGGCTCATTCTCCCCGCTCCTTATCCAGTGCGTTGCGGCGGGAAGTCCGCTCTTCCCAGACGCCGTAGCCCTTGCCGAAGATGGCGCCGGCCGCGAAGACGAGAACAATCGTCTGGCTGGACGGCTGACCTATGAAGGATAGGGCTAGGCAGAAGCCGCCGACAGAAGCGCCCATGGACATCAGCGTTCCCGGCTTCATTCTCCGTCTCCTCTCTGGCGGATAGGGGAGGTTCCAGATGCTTTGAGGGTGGTAAGCACATCGCGGCCGGCGGCAGTCAGCGTCGTGACGCTGTGATCGGTATCGCTGTCGTGGGTGCTGTGAAGCCAGCCCTTGGTATGGCAGCGATTGAAGGTATCTGAGTGTTCGCAGTGAACTTCGTCAGCACAGAACCAATTTAGCCAGCTCCACTTGCTTTCGCTGCTGTCGGTCTGGCCGCCCATCGCGGCGATAATCTGGAGGAGCGTGATCTCCTTTTGCTCCAGATCGTCCAATTCGCCTTCACCTATGTCCGGTTCGTTGTCGGCCTTGCAGCGTCGATATCCAGCCTTGAATCCCTCCTCATACATGGTCATTTCGGGACCGGTGCGAGCGCCGAAAGCCAAAAAGCCGATCGTTGTTCTGACGTGGTGCAGAAAGCAATCTTTGAGGTCGTCACCGTCTTGCCCTTCTGAGCAATAGGCTTCCGTCATCGCCGCACCCATCGCTTTATAGCGCTTGTTCCATGCCTCGATTGCCTCTTCGTCGGTGGCATACCCTCCGACTTTAGCGTCACAACCGGCTGCGAAGCATCGAACGATGCCTGGCCCTGGCTTGCCGAGATAGGTGCTTGCTTCATCCGCTCCGCAAACAGCGCAGGGCATGATTATTTTAGTCATTCGGCGCACCCCTTCGCTGTACTGGCGGAAGCGCTGCGCGTGGCGGCGAGGGCTCGTATTTCCTGAGCAAGCCGCTTCAGGGCCACAGCCCACGAAGCATAACGGACCTCAGCGGCCCGTTCCTCGGCCAGTGTTGCGCATCGCTCGTACACCTCCGCGCTGTCCTCTCCTTCTCTATGGGGACTGGCGTAGAGCTTCGTTCCTACGGGAAGAGAGCGCATATCATCGTAAAACAGGATATCTCGACCGCAGATAATCTGTGCGGACGGCGTCGTTGCCTCGACTATCTCTGCTACCGGCTCTACCCGCACATCGACAAGGGCGCTTCTGATGCGCTGTTCGTAGTCGGCTTGGGCGGCGGCTTTGGCTTCCGAAACCGTCTTGAAGTCTCGGCGGCCTCCAATGCCAGAAAGCGTTACGCCGCCATCCCACGCTTCAACGGCATAGACGTTCCCGAACATACGGGCGACGTGATAAGGCGGCTCGGCATGCCAATCCAGCGGCTTGATAGCCACCTCTACCGCCCGCTCTTGATCGGATAGGGCGGCGGTGAGGGCGGCTGAGGCATACTCGGCAGCCTCGTCGTGTGTCATGCCGTAGCCGACCGGGACCTTGGCTAGGATCGCATCTGCCGCTCGCTTTACTGCTTCACTCTGCATTTTCAGATCCTCCGAGGAGTGCGCGGGCGAGCCTCCGAATGTGGCCGACGCGGATACGGAAAGATGGGGAGTGTCGGCTGTCCTCGATGCGGCCGATCTCGTATTCATCGAGAAGGCTATCGCCAAGGTCGCGTTCGTAGCCTTTGAGGCTGGCCATTGCGGGATTCACAAACCCTGCCGCCTCCCGCAGCTCCGCATTCTCCCGCTGCAACGCCTCTGCCTGGCGGGCTGCTTCTTTGCGGAGAGCGTTGTAACGGCTGGCGTCGTCAACGAGAGACTGCATGAACCCGCGAGCATCCTTGCCGACAGCTTTTCGGAGCCTGTACAGCTCGTCCAGGACTTCACGCATGGCGACGGGATTGCAGGCGGCGACATACCGAGCGTTGGCGCGCTTCTGATCTTCGGTCCAAAGAAGGTGCTGGCCTTGGGTGCTTGCTACGCGCTGGCCAGTCTTGTCATCGCAATAAACGGCCGTGCCTTCCGCCCCCCACACACCGGGCGCATGCGTCACGCCTTCCATTGCCTTCTCTATTGCCTCTATGGCTGATACGGGGGAGGTCATAGCGGCACTCCGACTTTGCGGAATACGTTCTCGATCCGACCCCGCACCTTGCCGAAGGTCTGGCAGAGTTCGCCGTCACGCGATCTGGCGCTTCCTTGGATGCGATTGAAGGCGAAGGCCAAGGCAGTGTACGCTTCGCGCAACGTGGCCAATGCCTCGTCATGGGCGTTGACGGCCTTCACGATCAGTTCGGCGTCAGCCGCGCGCGTATCGTAATTCGCCTGATAGTCCTCCTCGTCTTGGAGCGTGGTCGCCACAATCTGTCGGTCAGGCCCGAGGATGAGGGTTTCATCCGGCGAGTTGGTGTTCCACGGCGTCGGCGTATGCTTCACGTTCTCACCCATTGGAGGAGCCTTTCTGCTGAAGAGCGCGGAGATCTGTAAGGAGGTGATGCGGGATAGTGTTTTCCGCCGACTTGCACGCCTCAAGGTTTTCGACGCTTGCGCCGCAGAGGGGGCAGGGATCAGGCGTCTCATTCTCGCACGGGCAGCGCTGTTCTGCCCACGTCAGGACCGCGTTAATAGCGTTGCGAAGTGTTGCGTGTTCCTGGCGTCCATCGCGCAAGCCGCGCTCGTAACCAAGGTTTTCGGCGGCCTCGACCTGTTCGCGGAGACGCGTCGTCACATGATGATATGCCCGCCAGCCTTCGCTGCTCTCGTTGTGCATAGCGGCTGTCGCACGCTCTGCGTCATCCTCTGCGCGACGAAGCGCTTCGAGCATGCTCATCTCCGCACCGGCCTTAATCTGGCATGCGGGGGCGCTGCATTCGGTCGCGCCGAAGTGAAGCCTAGCGGCGCGCTCGGTCGTGAAAACGTCACCGCAATGAAAACAGCGCCATTCCTTGGTGTTGTCTGCGATGAGTGAGGACAGGTCGCTCATGCTTCACGGTCCTCCAGCATCATTTCGCGCGTGGCGTCGGCCGCGTCCTCGACTGCGGCAACATGCTGATCCGCGGCTTCCGAGAGCATCCACTGCTGGAAATCATCGTTGTCACAGAAGAGATTAATCATCCAGACCGGCAGGGCTGCCGGCGTTTGGGATGGCTTTCCCTCGCGCATGAGGAAGAACTTAACGTCTTCAACCTCAGCCAGCGGTCCTTCCGGCGGGTCGATCATTGTCGCTTTTGATCCGGGATGGACGGTGAAGTCCACCACCATCTGCAACTCGACCTCAGTGCCGCTTTCGCTGGCGCTGATGCAGAGATACTGTTCTGCGCTGTACCTGTTCATTCGGAGCCAACCTTTCGCGCAGACAGCATGGCATCGGCCACCCTGTAGCAATACGCTGCGTCATCATCGGGGTTGAAATGCATGGGCTTTGCGGACATGAAACCGGCAAGTACCTGACCGGCGAACCAGTCGCGGAGGCTCATGCCTGGGTTCCACGGCTCGCGGTCGTTCGATCCACCGTGCTGCGGTTCGAAACGTCTGCCACTGAACGCCGGCCCGCCGTCTTCTATCTTCTTGGTCATGCGGAATCCTCCGCATCGGCATAAACGACCGTGACCATCTGCGCGGGCACGCGGGCCTTGATATTTCCCGCAAGATCATAGACGGCATAGAAAGGGACAGTAGCGCACTGGCCGTTCTCGCCGTAGGCAACGATCTTGGAGGTGCTGCCGTCAAAACGCGCGTCAGTGGAATATCCGCCAGCGTCCTCGCCGTCATACCAGATCGACTTGATTGTGCGCGGGTCCATGTGGATCAAGGGTATGTCAGTCATGTGCAATCCTTCGAAGGCAGCCGGCCGGCCATTGCCAAGCCCTGGTTGATACGATGGGTGCAGTGGGTGACGGCCTCGGGCTCGTCGTAATCCGACCAGATGCCGAAGAGGGTATTCGCCAGCTCGTGCGGATTGATGCCCTTTGAGGTCCAGTATTCCCGCTCGTTCATGGCGTGCTGCGCGCGATGCTCGTCGGGATGCAGGGGCAGGGCGAACCGATCGGGCGCCTTCGTCTGCTTTCCCCGACCGAAATGGCCGTGAAAGATGTTGGCATAGGAGACGTGGGCTGCCTCGACGCCAAACCGGCCGGTTACGACGCACGGGAGCTTGTGCAGGAACGACAGGTAGTCGCTCCGCTTCTTCGGCCGGCGCTTCGGCGGTTCGGGTTCGGTGCGGAAGGCCGCGGTGTTGATACGCATCGCCATCTTAACCCTCCCGATGGTCGGAGCGCGGATCGATCCACCGTATCTCTGGAAGCGGTGTGCTGCGCCACATGTCGATGAGGGCGTGCGCTCGCTCCGTCGTGGTCAAGAATCCCTCTGGATTGCGGTGAAGCAGCCCCATTTCCATAAACCCGGTTATCACCTCGTTGTATGCCGGAGCATCGCGGCGCGGGAACTCGGCGGCGCTCGTGTGGTGATGAAGCAGGACAGTAATTTGATACGGCGACCACATACTCACCCCTCCATGCCCATGAAGGCCGTGATAGGCGGGATGTCGGCAACCATGGCAGTCTGAGCCGGCGTGCGCTCCTGCTTCCAGCCGATCCCGTCGCGGTAGTCGTTCAGGCGCTTCAATGCGTCGGCAACGGCGAGTTCTCGGCGGAGGAGGGCCGTCATCTGGTGCTGGCGGTCGATCAAGGTCTTGGTCATGCCTCACCGCCGATCTCTTCCGGCGCACACTCCAGCCACCCGGCCACCTCACGGATGGCGCCTGCGCGGTTGGTGTTCTTCCCGGTGATGATGGAATCGGCCGCAAGGAAGATGCTGGCCAGCTTCGGGTGAAGCTCGGGTCGGATAGTGCTCTTCCAGTCGTCCTTGGCCGAGGCGAGAACGCCGCGCTTGGCGGGCCCGTCCAGATCATCCTGAACGGTGATCGCGAACAGCTTGGCGGCGCATTCGATGAACAGCGCCCGGTCGGCTTCGGTCATGTCGGTTGATAGGGAGGACGGAGACGAAGCGGAGGGGGATGACGCCTCGCCTCCGTCCTGCGACGAGGCCGGGGGCGCCTCGCCGTTAACCGACGACGCCTCATTGGCGGGTCCGCGTTCGTCGGTGTTCGGGTTGTCAGATTGAGCCGTGGACGCGCTTTGCGTCTGCTGGCGCACAAAGTCACGATTGAAGCCCTCTTGCTCTCCAGCGGGCTCGCCTGCCGTTTTGCGGGCATGTGCGATGCGCTCGCCAATGTCGCCCGCTCCGGCATCCATCTGGTCGGCAAGCATCTGGTCATGGGCAGAAGCGATAGATTTGAGCGTGTCCTTGAAGGCTTCCAGAACGGCCTTCTTGTCCTTGTCGAGCGCCTTCCACCATGCGGTGAGAGGCCCCATGCCCTGAGCGGCTACGGAAAGACCCTCCCGCTTCGCCTCTTCCAGCGCCATATCGACGGAACGCCCTTCATTGCTCCACTGAGCGACAGAAGCGCCAATCTGGGTGGTGATACGGCTTCCCTGCGGGAAAGCAGCCAGCAGGTCTCCGGGGCACTTCTGGAGGGTAGGGACGTGAGTGCCTTCCTCAAGCATCATGGAGACCGTCATCTCGTAGATGAACGACTTCTCCTGAACGACGACAAAGCCTTCGTTAATGATTTCAGTCTTGCCGTCACGACCCTTGGCCTGAACAACCTTTTCCTTGACGCGGCAGCAGAAGATGAGATGGGCGCGGGTCTGCAGCAGCTCGTTCATGAGCTTCTTGTGGCCGGCCTTCGGCTTCTGCCAGCAATGAAGGCCGGCACGCTTGGTCTTGTCCTCGATAGCTTCGGCCTGCTCAAGAACGCCGCCGGAGCCTTCCCATTCATGAGAAATGCTATCGACCACGATGGCGGTATATCCAGCCTTCTCGAATGCCTTGATGGCCTCGATGTACCGGCCGGAGGTGAATGGCGGATCCAGATCGATCACGTCAAAACCACCGGCCACGTCGGCGTAGAACCTGGAGCGCTTGTTTTCGGTGTCGATGAAGCCGATCTTGCCTTCGGGGCCTACAAGGCCACGGGCATACAGAAGGGCGCTGTACGTCTTCCCTGAGCCGGAAGGACCGGCAATGGACGTGAGGGTATAGGTTTTCTCGCGAACGGCGCGTTCGATCTTCATGGTTATGCAGCCTTCGGAATGGAGGGTTCGTTCTCGATCATCTTTTCGAACTGATCGGTCGGGCTGATCGTGACGCCGCTGTACCAATAGGTAGGCCAGAAGCCTGAGTTCCAGCATTCGGCAAAGGCGTTGAGCGCCGCCCGGTTCTGTCGTGCGCCAAGCTCGATGTACTGGGCGTCAATCGGCTTGATGTTGTAGGCGTAGGGCCGCTTCGGCTCGATGAAGAGCAGAACGTGGTCGCGGATATCGACCCCGCGAACTTCCCTGATTGCTGTGCCGGCAAGAGCCAACTGCATGTGATAGTTGAACTTGCGTACGGACAAGGCGCATCCGCGGTCGCTGGCATCACTCGTCGTCTTTAGATCAGCAATCACGTTGTCTGTCGGGATGGAGTCCGGGCGGGTCTTCACCCACACCCCGGTCTTCTGGTCCTTGTAGATGACGGAACGCTCAACATCCCCGCGAAGCAAGTCGATGAACGTCTGATCCCGCGCCACACGGTCGGCCATGCCCTCGATCTGTTCCAGAGCGGAAGGGAGAAGCACGGTCTTGCCGGCGGCAATCTGGGCATCACGCCATTCACGAGCCGCCTTGGTCTTGTAGTCGGGAAACTCTTCGGGGCGGATCACGAATTCATCGCGGAACCCGTCTTCCCCTAAAAGCAAAGTATGTACGGCCTTCCCAAGGTTGAAATGATCCTTGGGCTCTTCCGGGGCGCGATCCGGGTTCAGATAGCTGTTGTCCCAGAACTTGAGGGGGCAGCCATCCGGCGGAGCAATTTCGCGCAAGCCACTGGATGAGATGGAAGGACCATCGCAGCAGTCCGAGTGGTAAACGGACATTGGAACATTTCGGTAAACGCCATTCCGCGTGATCTTCCCGCCCTGATAGGCAATGTCGCGCTTCATCCCATCGACCATCTTGCCGACGATGGAGCCGATCGACTGGAAGGCGTCGGTGTCGATATCTGGATTCCGGTTCATATCGTTGCTCCCAGTTCCTTGGCCACGCGCTTAACCTCGCGGGCCTGTTCGACCGTGCGGATATCCGCCGTGTGGTATTCGTTGACGCCGATCAGGTGCGCGATCATCCCGTAGAGTTCGCGCCGACCGACGCGGCCGGATTTCCAGATCGGGTCGATGACGCAGTGAATTTCAGATCGCATCGCCTTTATTCCCGGGGTCGGGATCACGCCGAGCGGGCGCGTCCGGTTCTTGGTCTTGTGATGGCAACCGACAAAGTTGCCGCAGCCGTCACACTTCCAGAACGGGAGTTCGTGAAGGTCCCGGCGATGCGAGTAGGTCTCACGCCCACTGGTCAGCCGAGCCTCGACGTCGCGCTGGCAGCCACAGCAGAAGATGGTTTTGGTCTTGGACATCCTGGCTGCTCCTAAATCCCGGTCGTGCCGAACTTGGTCGCGGCGTAAAGGCTGATTGCGAAGACGATTGCCGCGGCAAGGATGAGTGCCGTCGGCCCATGCCGAGCGATGTCGTTGTTCGCGTCACGGATGATTTCGAAGGCGCCGGGCTGGAAATGGCACGGCTTGCCAGAGGGCTCGCAGTCGCATTCGCGAAGGGTGCGGAGGTCGCAGCGGTCAAGCGTGTCCATGGATAGGAACCTCGTTCTTGAGCTTGTCGGCGACCTTCTTCGTGCAGAACATGACCCGACCTTTGACGGCCACCGTCTCGTCATCGACCGTGATGGCCTCGCCGCTGCGCTCGTCTTTGATGACAGTTCCCGCATCCACTTCCATGACGCGCATGCCGCCGAATGCCTCGGTGAAATATTCGGAAGGGCTCTTCATCACAGCACCGCCATCTGCTCATCGCGGCGAATGTCGAACGCGCGATCCGGGTTGCCATCATCCTCGCCAGCCATCGCCTCGGCGAACGCGAGCTGCGCCCGACCGTCGTTCTCGAAATGGTCAGCGATCAGCAGGAAGATGTTCTTGTTCGTCGTGGTGAAGAACCGTTCCGAGCCGTAGCCGTTGCGGGTGAACCGCTTCCCGCCGATGACGATCTGCGAGACGTAGAACTCGCCGTCGCCGTCCTCGACAAAGGTCGCCGTGCCAGCCGCGAAGATGCCGGGGCAGAGCTCGAATTCATCGAAGTCGTATTCCATGCTGAATGCGGGCATTGCCATTGTCCTCAAACTGCGACGGGACGCTCTCCCGTCTGGACGGAATTGGGTGGGGTTAGGCGGCGTCGGCTCGAACGCGCCAAACGTGACCGTCGCCATCCGAGAAATATTCCGAGACAGTCCCGGCCCTCATTACGCGCTTGTCGCTCTGCCGATAGAACGTGTAGGTGATGTTCCCGGCGGTATCGAAGCGCGCGACCTTCCCCTGAGACCAGAGGTGGTCACTGATCTGATGGATTCGGGCCTGCTTCATCTTCATCCCCTCTGGGTTCATCTCTATCGAGATCCGCCCCATGGGAGAGGCGGATGCCGCTAAAGATCGGTCAGGCGTCGGACATGATGGGGTCGTAACCGGTGTCGCGGCTCGGATATCCCTCGCGAGCAAAGCGCTCGTTGACCTTCCGATTGCCTTCGCGGCAGTGCCAGTCGATGGCCGGGTGATTGAACGGCACGTACTTGAGTTTCAGGACTGCGCGCTGGTGATCGAGATGGTCCATTTCCCTTGCTCCTCATGTTCCCGGTGTGCCGGGGGCGGCGGGGTTGTTCGAGGCACGGGCCCCGCCGCGTTGTCCGTGCTGCGCTTCACATGACCGCCTCCCTGATGGAGTGACCGTCACTCAGTTCTCACCGCGACCAGATCTGGCGGAGCCGTCTTCGTGGTCGCTGTCTACGAGGGCTAATATGCGTAATGCATCTTTCGCAGTCAAGTGGAAAGAATGCAAAACGCATCTTTTTTTGTTGACGCAGGTTTGTGTGTGAGCGTATCTCTGTCGCCATCGAACGGGCGACCGGGTGCAATTCCCGAGCTGGTGAAGCCCGAGGCGCGGGAGCGAAAGTCCTACTGCGCTGCCAGAAAATGGGGACGGATCAGCCGAAAGGCATCCTGCTGAGCGACCGACCGAACGACGGTTCAAGCCAGTGCATCGCTCTCCCTGCCTTTTGGGGTCTTTGTGACTTCATGGGGTAGGGGGAGCTTTGCTTCCTCCCTCCCTCCACTCGGGTTCAAATCCTCAAGGAAAAGATAGAGATGATAGGTTATCTACAGTCTCAGCTTCATCGAATGAACTCAGAGCAGAAGTCGTTGGTGGCGCGATGCGCGATGATCCCAGAGGACAAGTGGATCAAAATCGAGCGCGAACGGCTGACGACCCTCTACATGTGGCTCCACATGAAGCCGGGCTCGGTCGAAAAGCGTCGATTTTGATTTTTGCGGGTTCGAAAAAATATCGCTGACCTGGCCAGCGGTTACGAGGTTCACGCCAAAAACGAATCACTTTCGACTCGACTCTCAGCCTGACTCCTGCTTTCTCTACGTGAACGGAATGAGAACATTGCGGAGGTGAGGATGCGCGGGGTTGTTGAGTATTCGGACGCGAACAGGATGCTTTGCGAGCTTTCGAGCGTCCAGGTATCTTGCGAAGAGTGCGGACGCTCATCATCCCTCGGGTTCAAGGAGCTCCAGTCAGCCACATTCTCAGGGGTCTACAACTTCGAGCGCCTTTGTGAACGGCTCCGCTGCAAGGACTGTCCACCACGGCCACGCCCGTGGCGACGGCTGGATATCAAGCCCCTGTGGCGAGGGATGGCCGCTCAGAGTGTGGCGTGATGCACGACCTTGTGGACCGAGAAGACATCGTCGTTATCGAAAACGAGCTCCTTCGGCTCCCCTTCCTCGGGGTTGTGCTGCCACAGCCTCAGAACCTTTGACGATCGAGATCTGAATTCCTTGATGTAGCTCGCCATCTCGTCTCCATCGAACGACGGTTTGAGCTGCACCACAACATCGTCGCCGGCACGCACCGGCAGCTGCGGGTTAAGCCAGACGGTCTCGCCCGCCTTGTACCGCGGCTCCATAGAGGTGCCGTACACGCGAACGGCATAGGCATCCGGAACATTCTCAAGGCCTGGCGGGCAGAAGACATCAGCGACAAGCGCACCGTTCATGATGAACTTGCCATTCGGCCCGGCCTCGGTCTGGCCGAAAAGCGGAATACGTCGAGTACTCGGGAATTGCTGGTAGACCGGTGGGAAGCTGGCGTTCGGAACTGCAGAGGTAATCGGGGCGTCGACATCCTCGTCGTTGTCGTTCGCAGACGATCCAGCAGGGCCAGCGCCGCGACCGCGCATCAACCAGTCGAGTGATACCTTGTACCGCCGGGCGTAAAGCTCTGCCTCCCGGACGATGCCGCGAGTGCCGTTCTCGTGTTGTGCATAGGTAGGGTAGGCAACGCCGAGCGATTCCGCAGCGGCCTTTGCCGATCTGAAGCCCGCCGCCTGCCGAGCAAGCTTAAGCCGAGCGCCGATTTCTTGATCATCAGTCATGCGCATTTTGTAGCGTAAAGAAAAATGCGATAGGCATTGACAAGAAAGAATGCGTAATGCATCTATTATGCATGACCCAAGACATCTCGACATCGCAGTTTATCGCCGACGCCATGGAGCACCTTGGCCTCAACCAGCCACGCTTCGCTGACTTGGTCGGTGTCGACCAGGGAACAGTGTCGAAGTGGGTGAACGGGAAAGCCAACCCTTCGGGGCCGGTTCGAAAGCTTATCGCGCGCCTCGTCGACGAGCATAAGCCAGCGGCGGAGAACGCAGCATGAGTGCCGCGTCCGTCCTGGCAGACGCGCTTGCGATTATCGCGGCTCCGAGCCGGTGGGCTAAGGACGCCGTTGCGCTCGACCATCGGGGCGCTGAGGTGAAGCCAAGCAGCGACCGAGCAAAGCGTTTCGATATGGTCGGCGCTATCCAGCGCGTTCCGGCCGACGCCAATGACTATGGCGCGGCCATCCGCATCCTGCGGGCGCAGTGCGGCAAGCAATCCATCTTCGAGTTTAACGACGGCCACGGTCACAAGGCTGTCCTGACATGCATGCGCCGCGCGATTGCGGCGGCGGAGGCGGCATGACCTGGAACCTCAACCTTTCCGAAGCGCCGAAAGACCGCGACCTCTGGCTTGCAAGCCGGTGCGGCAAGGTCATCAAGGCTGCATGGGACAAGAAGCGCGGCCAGTGGGCCGGGTTTGCGACGAACGGCGCGCAGCCGCTGGCATGGCAGCCGTATGTCGTGCCGATGCACCCGCACCACATGATGCCGGCAGATCTCCTGCCGGTCTCGGCAGAGGCGATCCCGATCATCGATGACGTGGGGAGTGTGTGACATGCGATGCAATTTCCAGGTTGGGCAGAAGGTGGTTTGCATTTCGGCCGCTCACAATGCCGAAGCACATGAGGCGTGGAGCCGTTCCAGAGGGTTCGATGTCCGATACCCGGTGGTGGGGACGACCTACACAATCCGAGAAGTGTTTCTCCACGAAAGCGGCGTGATAGCGCTGCGCTTCCGTGAGTTGGTAAATCCGGCTCTTCCATACGCCAACAAGGTCAGTGAGTTGGCAATGGATGCCCGACACTTCCGCCCCGTGGCCGAGCGCGGCACTGACGCCGGCATGTCGATCCTACGCGAACTCCTGAACAAGACCGATCAGCCGGTGAGGGAAGACGCATGACTGTCACGCTCCTCATCTGCTTCGTCGTTCTCATCATCGCAATGTTCCTCTGGCTGGTGGATCGCGCGATGTCGAAGGTCGGCAACTCCGACCACTCGGGCGCCCTTGAGGGCGACGATCGCAATCCGACCCTTGACGTGAGGCGCGCATGAACGCCTTCGTCACTCCTCTCGATCTGTTTCGCAAGGGTTACGACACCCTGCAGATCGCCAAGTATTTTTCGATTTCCGAAGCAGAAGCGCTTTCTCAAGTTTCGCAGGCTCGAAGCGCCTCACTTCGTCTTCCGTCTCCTTACGAACTCCACCCGAAAGCCAAGCCCACCGGCTGGCCAAAAGGGAAGGTCGGTTACGCGGGGCGGCAACAACTCCTTTCCTGATCGCTTCGCCGCTGATGGGTTCAACCTATCAGGAGCGGCGACCATGACACGGCAAGAAACTCACCAAACGGTGGCAACGCATACAGGGGCTAAGCGCATGTCTGCAGTACCAGACGCTTACACGCCAGAACTGGCGGCACTTTACGCGAAGAAGATGGTCCAGCGCCGGACCAAGGGTTGGGGCGACGACACGAATGCGGTCGATGAAGTCGCCAACTGGTGCGGCATGTCCGGCCGGGCCCTCAAACGGCTCATCAATGGCGAGCGGAAGATCGTCGGCTTGGATACCTATGGCCGCATTCACCGCGCCTACGTCAATTACTGCCTTCGGATGATCAGGCAGTTGAAACACGAGGTTGAGATCACCGAGGAGGTCCACGGACATGCTGCTGTGGCGGATATTATTGGCGAAGTGGAGGCACTGGAGGCTCGAGCGGAAGCTGCGCTCTCAGTCGCGAAAACGGAAAGGATCAGAGCATGACGACAGGACATAACAGCGAACTCAGCGAGAAGGACCGCCAAAAGCTCTTCTCCTACTACCACCAGAAGGACCGCGACATCGCGGCCAAGATCAAGGCCCTCGGCGAGGAGAAGAAGGCGAACCGGCAGAACGCGAAGGCCTCCGGCTTCGCGTCGGCCAAGCTCGACCACTACCTCAAGGCCTTCCTCGCCGAGGACCAGCAGAAGCCGGTCGACAAGCTGAAATCCGATCGCGAGAACCTGGAATGGCTCGGGCTCATTCCGACGACGAGCGGCGGAGACTTGCTCAAGCAGGCTGACCGCGTCGACGGCGAGCAGCTTATCCGGGCCAAGGGCTACCACGCCGGCCTGACGAATCTTGACCGCGCGTCCGGCTACGACGGTGGCTCGGCAGACGACAAGCTCTGGCTGGAAGCCTACGACGAGGGCAAGCGGGAGTACCAGACCGATATCCCGGACATCCTCGCGCGCATCGAGGCGAAGCGCACGAACGAAGAACCGGCCCCTGCGACTGACAACCCGTTCGGCGAAGAGACAGCCGAAGCAGCCGAATAGTTCCTCCCAGCCCGCCGCCGACCTCCCAAGACCGGCGGGCCACCTGAGGCGCGAATGCCTCGCTCTCTTTTCCACGAGGACCGATATGAGCGCCCGAATTCTTGGTCTCGATGTCTCAACCTGCACCGGTTATGGCTTCTGGATTTCTGACCGCGATGTTTCGTCAATCGATGCGGGCGTGATCGAGCTGCCGGCGGCGAAAACCTACTTTGATCCGCGAACAAAAGAGGAAAAGCACGACTATAGTTGGGACGATTGGCGGGTGGCGCAGGTCGGCCCGAAGATACTCAAGCTGTTGCAGCGGACCAAGCCGGAATTCGTCCTGATAGAGGAGAGGCTTCGCTTCTCCAAGACCGGCGATAACTCTTTTGCTATGACACAGGCCATTCACGGCGCGATTTTGTCCCATTGCTGCACGATGGGGATCGCATTCGGGACGATTTACTCTCAGAGCTGGCGTTCCGCGGCATATCCCGATGGCTTCAAGCAACCTCTCCTCCCGGCTCTCGACCGAAATGGGAAGCAAAAGGTTAACAAGGAAACGGGCAAGCTGGAGTTCAAGAAAAAGGACTGGGGGGACATCGCCGTAGAGAAGTGCGAAGAACTCGGCGTCCAACTCCCGCCGCAGAAATCTATCGCGCACAATGCGGCAGAAGCAGCACTTATAGCCATGGTTTGGCGGTGCAAGAACCGGATTTCCATTCCCGCATCTCGTGACCAAGCTAAATATAAGGCACTGTTGGAGCGCAGTCCACGTGCCGCCCGTCCTGAGCCGATGGGAGCCGCCGCATGAGCAAGCGCAACAACGGCCATTCCCCCAACTTCATCCACGCCAGCAAGGTTACGCTGCCCGATTGCGAGGCGACGGCCGACACCATCGTACAGATGCTCGTCGAAGGCTACCCGGACGGCTTCACGGCCCGTGAGCGCTGCGCAAAGCCGGTAGAGCGGCGGGAGGATGCGGCGTGAGTTCCTTCCACATCAAGAAGATAGAACTCATCGGCAACTGCCAGCTCATCCTTGGCGATGCCATGAAGATCATGCCCAAACTGCAGAAGGCTGATCTGATCGTCAGTGACGTTCCCTATGCCCTCACGACTGGCGGACCCTCCAAGGGCGTAGGCACCATGTCTGGCATCTTCTCTGCGGAGCGGTACACGAACGACGGCCAGATCGTGGCCGCAACTGTCCCGTTCCCCGAGATGATGACAGCCCTGTATGCGGCCTTGGCCGACGATGCGGACTGCTATGTCATGGCCAACGACAAGAACGTCCACCCGCTCACGCAAGCGGCTCTGGATGCCGGATTTCAGCTTCACAACCTTCTCGTCTGGGACAAGGTGAGCCCGACCGCAAACCGTTGGTACATGAAGAACCTGGAGTTCACGCTGTACCTCTGGAAAGGCAAGGCGCGGACGATCAATGATCCGTCATCCAAGCAGCTCTTGCGTGGCGGCATCGACAAGGTGACTGGCCACCCGACCGAAAAGCCGGTCTATCTCATGGCAGAGTACATCCGAAACTCCAGCCAGCCCGGCGATTTCGTTCTCGATCCCTTCATGGGTAGCGGATCGACGGCCATTGCCGCGCTCAATCTCGGTAGGAAGTTCATCGGCATTGAGATCCACGAACCATTCTTTGACATGGCCGTGGCGCGAGTAGCTGCAGCCTATGACAAGCCAGACATGTTTTCGGAGGCGATATGAACGTCCACCCCATAGACATGTCCATGCATGGCACGGCACGGCGGGAACTGCCGGCGAACGTGGAGGCAGAGCAAGCCCTTCTCGGTGCTCTGCTGGTCAACAACACAGCGCTGGATGCCATCCGCCTACCGCTTGAGGCCGAGCACTTCTCGGAAGCAGTTCATGGCAAGATATTCGGCGTCATCGTCGAGAGCGCCAGGCAGGGCAGGGCGGCCACCACCATCACGATCAAGAACCGTCTCGATGAAACGGTGATCGGCGGCATGACCACCGCGCAGTATGTGTCGAAGCTCGCTGTTGACGCCGTGAACCTCGTGAACGTCCCGGACTTCGCCTACTCCATCATGGATTGTGCGGCGCGCCGGGCGGTGATCTCCATCGGTCACAAGATGGAGGACGCAGCATTCTCGACCGACATGGAGATCATGGACGAGATCGAGGCGCTGCGGGGAAGGCTGGACGATATCATTCGCGCGCTGAACGGTCGGACCGAGGCCCGGACCCTTGCAGAAGGCGCAAAACGCGCGCTGGAATCAACGGCGACGGCCTACAAGGGCAGCGGCGTGGCCGGCGTCGATTACGGCATCCGGTTCCTGATGGATATGGTCGGCCCCTTCATGCCCGGCCAGTTGATCGTGATCGGTGGCGGCACCAAGCAGGGCAAGTCGAGCCTCATCGAGCAGATCATCCACGGCGCGGCATCGAACGGCCATCCGGTGTGGATCTATTCGGGCGAGATGGGCATCGAGGAGCTTGCCCATCGGTCGCTGTCCCGGGTGACGGACATCCAGGCATGGCGCCAGATCCGCGGCAAGGTTACCGAGCGGGAATACGAGCAGCTGGAAGCGGCCCGCCGCAACGCCGAGACATGGCAGGATCGGTGCTTCATCCGCGATGACAGCATGACGCTCTCCCAGATCGAGCGCGACCTGAAGGACTTCGCCAAGCGCCACCCCGGCGGCATGGCCATAATCGACCATATAGGCCTCGTGGAGCGCGATCGGGAAACCGGCAAGCTATCGGAGACGGAATTCGGACCGTTCGTCACGCGCCGCCTGAAGATGGTTGCGAACCGGTTGCGCCTGCCGATCGTCGCGGCCGCGCAGCTCAAGAAGAACACCTTCGCCATCGAAGACCGGAAGATGACCCGGGCGACATACATGCAGGCCATCGGCCGTCGGCCCAAGTATGCCGATATCTACGGCTCCTGCGAGAAGGACGCCAACCACGTCATCATCCCCTACCGCGCCGAGCCGATCCTGCAGGAGCTGGAGCCGTCCGAAGGCTCTGAGCTGCATCCGATCTGGGAAGAGGTCATGAGCACGGTGCGCGGCAAGGCTGAGATCATCGTCGCGCTGTCCCGTCACACCCGCTGGCCGCAACGCAAAGAGGTCGGCTGGGAAGGGGCGAAGACGATGTTTACCGACCTTCAAGCACGAGATCAGGAGAGGTTTCTATGATCGAAGTCTTGGACCTTTTCAGCGCCGCCGCTGGCGGTTGGTCGCTCGGGATGCATCGCGCCGGCTTCAAGACCATGGCCGCCTGTGAGTTCGTCGAATGGCGCCGGGAGATCTACTCGCAGAACAACCCAGGCGTCAGGATCTATGACGATGTNTGCACCCTCACGGCAGATCGAATTCTNCGAGATTTCGGACGACTTCCGTCAGTCGTCGTCGGAAGCCCCCCATGCCAAGACATCAGTTCAGCCAACACCAAAGGAAAAGGGGTCGAAGGCGCGCGCAGCGGCCTCTATTTCGAAGCCATCCGCATCATCGGAGAGTGCCGTCCTCGTTGGTTCGCTCTTGAGAACAGCTCTAATCTCCGAACTCGGGGCGCTGACGCCGTCCTCGCTGCGCTGGAGGAACTCGGCTACACCTGCTGGACGTTCGTGGTACGTGCTGGAGACATCGGCGCCAACCACGAGCGGCCCCGAAGCTGGCTTATCGGATGCGACCTCGCTCAGGTTACCGACACCTCTGAAGCGGGACATGAAGNGTGGTCCACGATACGACGCGGATGGCCGGCGCGGCATAAGCATGCGGGAGATCATGCCCCCGAAGGCACGGGACGCGTGGGAAGCGCAGCAAAGATCGGCCCTGGCCACGTCTGCGAGCACGGTATCCGCTGGCCTTGGTCTTGCGACGAATGTGACCGCGATGCTCCCTACGCCCCGGAAGAGCGACGCGACACATGGCCCGGACTACCGGGATCGCCCGAACGGGACGAACCTGAACACGTATTTGGCGGCGCAGGAAACCTTGCCGACCCCGACCAAGCGCGACAAGCGGATGGATGCATGGTCGCCGGCGTACGACAAGCGGAAATCGCCGACGATGGACGCTGTGCTGGACGGGGCGATGCGGGACCGAGCATCCGACAAATGGCAGTACGCACGGCAGATTGCGGCCGCGTTGCAGAATGGCGGACTGACTGGTCCCTCGATGACCTTGCCGCTCACCTACAACTGGATGATGGGCTTTCCGCCTGGGTGGCTGGCACGCGCATTGCAGTCGGCGGTCCAAAAGGGACTTCTGCAGCAAGCCTCATTGTCGAAGCGTTCGGCGATGCCGTCGTCCCGCAAATCCCCGAAGCCATAGGCCGTGCGATCCTCCGGACCGAACGAGCCCTTTCTGCCATCTATGGAGATACAGCAGCATGAACGAGTTCGCTGGATACGCCGTCAAGCGCGGCATTGGCTGGTGGGCCATGCTGAGGTTCGCCCGAGACGCGAAGCCCAAGCCTCTGATGGGCGACAAGGGCACGCCGACGGTCTTCGATACCGAACTGGAGGCCCTGCGCGCGGTCAACAAGCACCTGCTTGCCTACTTCAACGGCCATCTGGTTCGGGATGGCGAGCGCTGCGGCACGGCCAAGGCGAGGGCGGCGAGCTTTTTCAAGGCCCGCCCGGCGGCGAGCGAGAGAGAGAAGGTGTCGGCATGAGAGAGTCTGACCTTTGCCCGTGCTGCAAGAGGCCAAGGACCACGATCCCTATCGATGACCTGGATGTTCTGGACGCGCTCCCAAAGCCGCGAAAAGAACAGCTTGCGCTCGATGCGATGGTTCTTGCGTTTCCGAGCTCCGTAAGCGGCGACCAGATGATGCAGGCGCTTTATGAAGACGTCGGCGATGGAGAGCCTGAAACCCGAAACAGCCTTATGGCGCACATCTCGAAGCTCCGTAAGAAGCTCCGGTCGATTGGCTGGGACATCGATGGCCGCAGGTTCGTGGGGTACCGGCTTTGCCGGTTCGAGAATGGAAGGGAAGCAGCATGATCAACTGGCAACCGATGAAGGTACAGCCCTTCGACCCCGCGAACCCCGCCGCCGCGATCATAGAGCGCCGCAAGCGCCTGATGGGTATCACGCGACCCCGCAACATATCCCGGGAACTCCCGCCACCACCGCCGCCGTTCGTCGGAGTCCAGCAGGATCACCACGTCAAGGCATGGGAAGCATGGCAGGACACCTTGCCGATCGGCCGTTGCCGGCGGTACGTCGCCAAACGCTGCATGGAACTCGGCTTCTCCTACGGCGACATCATCGGCACGACGCGGCAGAAGCACCTCATCCCGATCCGGCATCTGCTCATGTGGGAACTACGCAACCTGCTTGAAGCCCCGCCGTCGTTGCAGGAAATCGCTATCATCTTCAACAAGCGGGACCATACGGGCGTCTGGTACGCCATTGATAAGGTCGAGCAGCGCAAGCGGGCTGGTGAAATATGAGCGAAACGCCTCTCAAGCCCCGGCAGATCGACGTTCTCAAGCTCCTCGCCGACGGCAAGTCAGCCCGCGAGGCCGCGGAAATCCTCGGCATAAGCCGTCACACGGCAAACAGCTATATCGCCAAGGCCTTCGACATAACAGGCACCCACAACACCAATGGCTTGCTGGGCATCGCCTTTCGGAAAGGGTGGATCACTTGATCGACCCTCGCGTCTCCGCCCTCTGCGCTGAATACGGCATCGAGATCATCGACGGCCGGGCCTATCCCGATATCCGCCAGACTCGTGCCGTGGTGACGATGGAGCGGATACTGCGCAGCCGGGGCGAGGCACATTTCCGCATGGTGATCTCCACCCTGGCGGAGACCGAGAACAATCAGGGGCAACTCGACGAATACCTCTTCTGGGCTGTCAGCGACCTCGTGGAAGCCTGCCACGGCATTATCGAGGAGCGCCCTACGGAATGGCTCGAATGCTTCGACAAGACGCCTGTGGGGCAGCTGCAGTTCATCGCTAGAGACCTCAGCGGGATTACCCATCAGCGCCATGCGCTCGCCGGCATGCTATATGAGCGGGTGGTGAGAGTGTTCGGGCCGAATGCGGCCCAAGGCGACCTATTCGACGAGCGACGGAGGACAGCATGACCCGAGAAGAGATCATCGAGCTTTTCATCCGCGCAGCCGAGACCGATCGGCGCTTGCCCGACACGGCGCGACCGGCGCGGCTCAAGGCGCAAAGCTTGCCTTTCATCCATACAGCGGCCGATCAAGCCGGCTGGGGCGGAGAGCGCTATGCTGAGGAGCGCGACAGCTTCTGGGAGGAGCGATCGACCCGCCTCAAGACGAGCGACGTGTCCGACTGGGAGAAGGCGAACAGCCTCGTCATTCTCGTCGACGACGAAAGCGAACGGCGCTGCCTTTGGCACTGGGCAATCGGCAAGGCCGGCGGCCGCCCGTTCAAGCGCTGGTGCGATGAAGAGGGCATCCACGTCGAGACCGGAAGGCGCCGCAAAGACCGGGCGATTTCGCATATTGCATTAGCTTTAATTCGGAAGCCATTGCAGAATAACGAAAATGGCGATTCCGACCTGTTGCGTGTTGGCCCGGAAATCGACCATATTTCGGTCAACATAGACGAACCGTCGCACACACTCACCTGGCGAGACGACGACGCTTTCAGCCCGACAGCAGTCCCCGAGCTTCGGGATTTCTCATGGGCGGAGAAGCGGAACGAGATGCGCCGCCAGAGGGATCAGCGGAAGCGCGAGGCGGCATAGCAATAAGTCGGTGTAGAGCAGCCCGGTAGCTCGCTTGGCTCATAACCAAGAGGCCGGAGGTTCAAATCCTCCCACCGCAACCAAATTCGCCGAAAGGCAAACGAGATCGGGAGTATGTGCCCCGGCAACGCGAAGGCACATTCGGGCGGAATTCCGCGAACCATCCGCCCAATCTTTAACGAGAAGTCTCGCGGGCTTGCTCGTTCTCCCGACCCCATACGGCATAGCCGTAACAGAGAAGACCGAAAAATCCGGTGTATTTACCTGGGCGGAATTCGCTAGGCGATCACCCTCAACGGCCTGAAAAATAGGTCTTTAGGGCCGGGCGGACACTGGTTAAGCGATCACCCACCTGTCGCTTGTCGGCAGGCTCAGGACGGCTCAACCGATACAGAGCTACCCACCGCAGACCGGTTAATGCGGCGTCCTGCTTAATTCACGGGATTTCCCCGGGATAGGGCACTTTTCGTCAACAATGCCAATGACTTGAGAAAGCCGAAAAATCCGGTTTATTGCCCGTCGCCTTCACTGGTGGCGGGCTTTCGCATTTCCAGGAGAGAGCGATGACGACGGTTCATGCTGGCGGCACGATGTGGCTGAATAACCAGACCGGCAAGTGGGAGCCGGCTATCCCGCTCCCGTATTATCATTCTATCCTGCCGTGGCTCTGGCTGCGGCTGACCGGATACCGAGACGCCTACGGGCGTAAGGCCGCGCTCATGTTGCCGTGGTCCTAACCCCTCCACCCCAGCAGAAAGGAACCAGCATGGCATACCGCAGCCTGACATTCGCGACGATCGTAGCTGTCGCTTCGTTCGTGATGCATCCCGTCATCACCCTGGCATACGGCCTCGCGGACGCATTTTTCCGCGCCGTGATGCTCATCCCGGCCAAGTTCGACTGGCGCGCCGTGGCGGATTTCTCTGTCGCCACCTACCGCAAGATCGCCGATCTCAAGCCGGTCTATCGCGAGAGCTACGCCACCCACGGCCTCAGTCTTTCCGGTGGCCGACCGGACTAACGCTCCCGCATACCCGAAACGAGAGCCGGGCTCAGGTCCGGCTTCTCAAAACCACTGCCACGCCATCCAAAAGCAGGCGTAGGCTGCAACACCGATAATGACGACTAGAGCAATCTGTCGAGCCATGACGCAGCACCTCCCTGGTTCGAACAACTGTAGGATGCTCCCCTAAACTGCTGGAGTCGATGCGATGCTTGTCTCTGTATCCTCGGTGGAGGGTAGAGGTAGGCGCGGATCAGCTGATTCTGGCCGCGGTGTAATGCGGGTTGTTACCAAAGGAGATCGGTACGCCGGCCCCGTTTCGATCGAAATGAGAGGATCTGAGAGGGTCTCCTTTAGGACGTGACGCCCCAACAATTTCGTCTTGGATGAGATCGTGGGCAACAAGTCTACGAAGCAATTCTTCAATTTCGCTCTCGGTCAGTGAGCCCGGTAGCCTCCAAATCTTTTGTCTCTCAAGGCTATCGTATCTGATGACCTGCCAATCCTTCATTTGTTCCTCCTAGGTTAGCCCATGCCAGTCCTGAAAAATGCACGGCATGAGAGCATGGCTCAAGCGCTGGCGAAAGGAAAGACGGCGGATGAGGCCTATGCGCTTGCCGGCTACAAGCCAGATCGGGGAAACGCTTCCCGCCTGACAGCAAATGACAGCGTTCAGCGCCGCGTCGACGAGATTAAGTCCAGAGTGGCCGAAAAAGCCGAATGGACGGCCGCTGACAGGCTTTCGGCTCTCAAGACGATCTTCGACAGCCACGCCGAGAAAGACGCGCGCGTGGCCATCTCTGCCATCGCTGAGGCGAACAAGATGCAGGGCAGCTATGCCCCGGTGAAGCGCGAGCACTCCGGTCCCAATGGCGGGCCGATCCAGACAGTAGACCTTTCAAACGTGAGCCCAGATGACCTCGATCGCCTCGAAGCTCTCTTCGGTCCGCTTGCCGGTGGATCCGGCGATGATGATGAAGGCGATCCGAGCGGAGAGGGCGAGGAGGGCGGCTGAGGCCGAACGGCAGAGGGTATCGCAGGACGCCGAACGCATCCGGGCCCGGTGCCAGACGCTGGAAGGGTTCATCCAGGAGTTCTGGACCGTCCTTGAGCCGAAGAAAGAGCTTCGGTTCGGATGGGCACTCCGGGCGATGTGCAAGCATCTTGAGGCCGTCACGGCGGGGAAGATACAATTCCTCATCATGACCGTGCCTCCCGGCATGATGAAATCTCTCCTGCAGGTCTTCTGGACCGCATGGGAGTGGGGGGCGTGTGGTCGACCAGACATTCAGGTGCTGGCGACATCGTACAGCCAGCCGAACGTCTTTCGCGATAACCTGAAGCTTCGGCGCCTCATCGAGAGCGACAAGTTCCAGGCTGTGTGGGACCTCAAGCTCCGCGGCGACCAGAACGCCAAGAGCAAGTTCGAGAACACCGGCAGCGGGTTCAGTGAGGCTCGACCGTTCGGTTCCATGACCGGTGGCCGTGGCGATCGGGTCAAGATCGACGACCCGCATTCGACTGAAACGGCAGAGAGCGACACCGAGCGCCAAGCAGCGGTTCGTATCTTCCGGGAAGGCATCTCGGACCGCCTGAACGACGTCACGACGTCGGCAATCGTCATCATCATGCAGCGCCTGCACGAGCAGGATGTTGCGGCGGTGGCGCTGGAACTGGATATCGGGTTCGTTCACCTGAACCTGCCGATGGAGTTCGAGCCGGCCCGGGCATGCAAGACCTATGTCGACGGCGAGCTCTTCTTTGAGGACCCGCGGACGGAAGAGGGCGAACTGCTCTTTCCCGAGCGGTTCCCCCGGGAAGAGATCGAGCGGCTTAAGCGTGCCAAAGGCTCATACGCCTACTCTGGGCAGTATCAGCAGCGGCCGGCGCCCCGGTCCGGCGGTATGTTCCAGCGCGGCGACTTCGAGATTGTCGACGCCATCCCGGCGGGCGGGAAGAAGTGCAGGGCATGGGACTTCGCGGCCAGCAAGCCGACGCCCGGCAGATCGCCCGACTGGACCGTCGGTCTGCGCATGACCTACGTCAACGGCACGTTTTATGTCGAGCATGTGGACCGCGGCCGGTGGTCGCCGAATGAGGTGAACACGAAGCTCAAGAACCATGCATCGCAGGACGGGCTATCCGTCACGATCCGCATGCCTCAGGACCCAGGCGCCGCAGGCAAGGCCGATGCCGAAAGCAAGATCAAGCTGCTCGCCGGCTACAAGGTCAAGGTGGTTCAGCCCACCGGTGATAAGGCGACGAGAGCAACGCCTGCCTCTGCCCAGACCGAGGCGGGGAATGTGAAGCTCCTGCGCGGGCTCTGGAATACGGACTTTCTCGACGAGGTGTGCTCGTTCCCGAACGCGCCTCACGACGACCAGGTGGACGCCTTCGCGGACGCCTTGAACGAACTGGCCCTCGGGTCCTCGTACACTCTCGCAAACGTTGGATGACGCCCATGGCCTGTGGCTCCTGTGAAAAGCGCCGGCAGATGATTGCCGAGGCCCGCAAGCAGGGCGGCGTGAAGGGCGTGGTGAAGGCTTTGCCGCGGATTGCTCGGGACGTGGTGAAGAACCCGCCGAAACTCAGGGACAAGCGCAATGGGTAATGTCGTACAGCTTCGGACGAATGACAGCCTCCGGTCTGTCGTCGCCGGCCTTGGCGATCCGCTGCGCGACAAGATAAGCACGGCCGCCTATGTGCTGCAGTATCTCGATGACTACCAACTGGCCGCGATCTACAAGAGCAACTGGCTTGGCCGGAAGATTGTGGACATCCCCGCCATGGACGCCGTGCGCAAGGGCCGCGACTGGCAGGCGGAACAGGATCAGATTGAGCTTATCGAGGCTGAGGAAAAGCGTCTCGGGTTCTGGCACAAGCTGCTTGAGGTGAAGGTCAAGGCCCGCCTGTGGGGCGGCGCTGCTCTGTACATCGGCACTGGCGACACGGACCTGATGCAGCCCCTCGACCCGGAGCGCATCAGCAAAGGCGGCATCAAGTACCTGACGGTGCTGGGCCGTCGCGATGTCTCCGCCGGTGAGATCAGCCAGGACGTGCTTTCGGAGTTCTATGGCCGCCCCGCTTATTACGAGGTCACGGGCTCGTCGACGGCCTCGATGGTTCGTATCCATCCCTCGCGCCTTGCCGTCTTCGTAGGCGCACCCCATGCCGACAATCTCCTGTCGCAGGGACCGAACCAAGGGTGGGGCGACAGCATCCTGGAAGCCGTCTACACGGCGATGAAGAACGCCGACGCCACGGCGGCCAATATCGCATCGCTCGTGTTTGAGGCGAACGTTGACGTGTTCCGCATACCGGATTTCATGGCGAGCCTCGCCGATCCGGCCTATAGCAGCCGGCTATTGGAGCGTTTCGCGCTCGCTGCAACCGCCAAGGGCGTCAACCGTGCCCTGATCCTCGATAAGGATGAGGAATACGAGCGGAAGCAGGTGACGTTCGCCCAACTGCCGGAGATCATGCAGACCTTCTTGCAGATGGCAGCCGGCGCCGCCGATATCCCGGTGACCCGTCTCCTTGGCCAGTCGCCGGCAGGCATGAGCGCCACCGGCGAATCGGACATGAACAACTATTACGACCGGGTGTCGTCCATCCAGTCTTTGGAGATGACGCCGGCGCTGTATCGGCTCGACGAATGTTTGATCCGGTCTGCGCTCGGCAGCCGCCCTGCGGAAATCTTCTATGAGTGGTCCCCGCTCAAGCAGATGACGGAGAAGGAGCAGGCCGAGATCGGCAAGATGTACGCCGAGACCTCCGAAATCTTCGGCCGCACCGGCCTGTTCACCTCGGAAGAGCTGCGAACCGTCGTAGCCAACCAGCTCGTCGAAAGCTCGTTCTATCCCGGCCTTGACCAGGCCATGGAAGAGACCGGCACGGATTGGGATAAGGAATTCGAGACGAAAAAGGAAGCAGAGGCTCAAGCGAAAGCCGAAGCCGAGGCGGCGCGCCAGCAGATGGGCGATGCCGCTCCGCGCACGCTCTATGTCCGTCGTGACGTCCTGAACGCCGACGAACTCATTGCATGGGCGAAGGGGCAGGGTTTCAAGACCACGCTCCCGGCGGATGACCTGCACGTCACCATCACGTTCAGCCGCACTCCGGTCGACTGGATGAAGATGGGCGACAACTGGTCGGACAACGGCAAGGGCGGCTTGACCATCCCCGCCGGCGGACCGCGCCTCATGGAAGCGTTCGGCCAGAACGGCGAGGCGAAGGTGCTGGCGTTCGCCTCAAGCGCGCTGTCGTGGCGCCATGAGGATATGAAGCGGAACGGTGCGTCGTGGGATCACGAAGAGTACCAGCCGCACATCACCATCAGCTATGACCCGGATGCGCCGGACATCGACAGCATCGAGCCGTTCCGCGGCAAGATCGAGCTGGGGCCGGAAATCTTCCAGGAGGTCAAGGAAGACTGGCAAGCCGGCATTCGCGAGGAATGATGCTCCGCTATTCACTCGCCAAGCTTGGCCGGTCTGCCGGCCGAGCAAAGGGCACCAAGGCTGAGCTGCCTGCTATAGAGCCAAGGCTGTCAACCGAACGTGAGTATTACGCCGCCCTACGCTCCATGCTGACCGAGATGGCGCGGGAGACGCGGGAAAGCGTCATTCCGCTCTATCAGTCGGAACTTGCGCAAAAGCGCCTGGCGATGACGAGGGATGCGGACCCGTCGTGGTTCAATCGTCTGGCTGCACTCACCGCCGCCTTACAGAGGATCGCATCGGACACGGTGAACCGGGTCATGCGTCTGGAGGCGGTCCGGCACACGGAAGCGTTCATGGCCACCGCCAAGAGAACGCTGGGCATCGATCTTCGGTCTGTGGTGCAGATGGAAGACCTCGCCGCGTATCTGGAAGCCGCCGCCGGTCGCAACACGGCGCTCATCACCGGCCTGGCCGACGACACAATCAAGCGGATCCAGCAGGCGGTCTATGACAACAGTATCGCCGGGAACTCGGTGACCACGCTGCGGAAGGCGCTGGCCGAGGGCTTCGGCATCTCCGATCGGCGGGCGAAGCTCATCGCCCGGGACCAGACGGCCAAGCTGAACAGCGATATGAACCGCATCCGGCAGGAGCAGGCAGGCGTGACGTCCTACTCGTGGATGACCAGCCGGGACGAGCGGGTTCGCGAGCGTCATCGCAGGATGGACGGCAAGGTCTACAAATGGGGCGAGGCCACCGGCGCGGAGCAGGGGCTTCCGCCAGGCCAGCCCATAAACTGCCGATGCATCGCGCGGGGTATCGTCGAGTTCTAGAGGCCCAGCAGCCTCTTGACGTCATCGGGCATGTCAACTCGATCGCCGATGTCATCGGGGCCGATCTGGATGACTTCCGTCGTCTCGATCGACCGCTTGAGCTTCCGAATTTCGAGCGCCAGCGCTTCGATCTTGACGTTCTGGTCAAGGATTAACGTGCGCAGGGCTCGGAACTGTTCGTCGGTCATGCCGGCGATGTAATCGCATCAAAGGATCAATGTCCATGCAATTCACCGACGCTGTAGCGGTGTCCGGCACGCGTCGGACGGCCGATGGATATCTTGTCGCCGAGGCGCGCTCGGTCCGCACGGGCATCCAGCTTTATGCGGGGGCCGAGGTCGGCAAGCCGGAACTGCCCGTGGTGCGCGTCTACCGCCCCGCTGATCAGGTCTTTGCCGATGCCAGCCTCCAGAGCTTCACGCACGCCCCGGTCACCATGGATCACCCGGCGGAGGCTGTGACCGCCGACAACTGGAAGAAGCTCGCCGTCGGCGAGGTCAGCACGGCAGCCAAAAAGGATGGCGAGTGGGTCCACCTGCCGCTGATCCTGAAGGACGCCGCAGCGATCGAGGCCGTCGAGACCGGCAAGCGCGAGCTTTCGGCCGGTTACACCTGTGAACTCGTCTGGGGTGACGGGGTGGCTCCGGATGGCTCGGCCTTCGACGCCCAGCAATCGAACATCAAGATCAACCATCTCGCGATCGTCGATCGGGCGCGGGCTGGTTCTCAAGCTCGCATCGGTGACGGTGCGATTTCGTGGGGCGCCGCCCCTGTGACCAATGATCAGCAACCCGAAAAGGAAAAGATCATGACCCTGAAGACGGTTACCGTCGATGGCATC